AAGTATGATTTATCGGAATTTTCTATAAAAGATATTAATTTTGGTAGCCGTTCTGATTTAACTAATAGCCGAAAATATGACCCTAAATTTTTAGGAGGTCAAAGATTTAAAAGTAGAGTAGACGATAAAAACTTAAATATAGCTACAGTAGTACACGAATTTGGCCACGTTTTAGCTATGAGTGAGCAAACTATGTTTAAGAATTGTCCTAAATATTTACAAGATTTTTATTTAGAATTAAAATCGGTTAGGACTGAATATAGTAACGAATTACTAGGTTATAATAAATTGCGAGATATGGCGGCCATTAATGAAATATCTATAGGACGTTATGCAGCTACTAACATAGACGAGTTTTTAGCCGAGGGATTTACTGAGTATAAATTAAGTAGCGAGCCGAGCAAGTACGCTAAAAAAATAGGCACATTGATAGATAAATACTTTAAAAAATAAAATTATGGAGGTTATTAATTTAGTATGTTTTAATTGTAAACATTTTAGGGAGTTTGAAGGGGGTTGCGACGCGTTTCCTAAAGGTATCCCCGCCGAAATAACAAGCGGCGAAAACCCACACGACAAACCTTTACCTAATCAAAAAAATAATATAACATTTACCCCAATTAAAAAAGATGAAAAACATAGAAGTACTTAACAAAATGCTAGAGGCTAGGGACTGTATGCACCTAGTACATTGGAATACTACAAGCTACGCCGAACATAAAGCCCTCGGCAAGTTTTACGAGGGGTGGCTAGACCTAGTAGATAGCTTTGTAGAAACCTACAGCGGACGCTATGGACGTATTACGGGCGACGTGAGTATAAACGTAAACGGCGACTACGACGCCGTAGAATACTTAACCGAGTTACGCCATTTTGTACAAATGGACGCGCCTACTATTATCGCCCCTACTTTGGACGCTGATTTATCCAATATTTTAGCGGATATGTTAGGCCTTGTTAATCATACCCTTTATTTACTAACTTTAAAATAGAATTATGTATAATTTTAGTACATATAACCCTACATTTAACACGGCTATAGATATGTGCGCCGACTTAATAGGTTGCGCTAGAAAAAACAAACAAGCGGTAAAGGCTTTACACCTTACCCCGATGTATTACGAGTGGTTTAAAAGCGGGGTACAAACTTTAATGAATAGACCCTTAGAGGACGGCGAGGGGTTGGAATTTGACAACGTGAACATTGAGAAAGGAAGTAAGTTTCAAACTAAAAATATAGTAATAGAATACTACCCAAAAGCAAGTGAGTAAATTTAACCTAAATAGAGTTTTACAGAACGTTGAGCAAATGAAAACGACGTTACCAAAGGTTTTGGCTAACGACGCTAAAAGGTTTTTTCTATCCTCGTGGGACAAACAAGGGTTTACTGACGTAGGACTAACTCCGTGGAAACCTAGAGCAAAGGAAACTAAAAAAACAAAGGGTAAATCTATTTTAGTGGGTACGGGTAAATTACGTAGAGCGGTAGCAAATAGTGTTAAATCGGCTACTTTTGAAAGTATAAAATTTGAAGTTAACTTGCCATACGCGGCGATACATAATGAGGGCGGTACATTACACAACGGCGGGACAATGCCTAAACGTAAATTTATGGGCGATAGTAAAACGTTGCGGGATATGTTGGAAAAAAAGATTAATTTAGCTATTGAAAAGATATGGCGGGTATAAGCGATGTATATAGTAGTTTGTTAGGGCGTATAAGAAGTACGACCCCTATACCCTTTGTACATATATGGAATAACCAATTACAGCAATTAGAGGACGGCGATACATATGTTTTCCCGTTCCCTAACGCTTTCGTTGAGGTTATCGCTCCGACTAATTACGACCCAATAGGGCAAGGATACGCAACGGGAGAGTTAACCGTAAGGATACACATAGGACACGAGGAATACGACGCGGGAGGGGGCAATTATGAGGAAAACGTAAACGTATTTACTTACCGCGACTTAATCATAAATAAACTCAATAGTTTTCAGCCTACGGCGTGTAGTAGTTTAATGAAAGTAAGCGAAACGCAAGACTTTGTACATACTAACGTATACCATTATATAATTGAGTTTAGATGTGCATTTATAGATAGTAGAGGAAGTTATGACGAGCAACACGAATTTATAGACGGGGTATTTACTGAAATAGATATAAACGCCGTAGTAGATAGGGTTAATTTGCTAGACAAGTTTAACGATACATTTGATTATACTTTTTATTTTAATTTTTAGATATGCAAAAGACAGACGCGGAGTTAATAACTGAAGCCGAGATAATAAAAAACGAAACCGAACGAGGCGCCAACACAGCGCAACGTATAGGCGATATGATAGTTAATATTGTAGACTCAAAAGTAAATAACGAGGCTATAGTTGAAAATACCGTAGTTTATAATTTAAGCTCCGTTCCTTATGTAATTGAAACGGTAGGTACTTATGAGTTTTCAAATTGCAACCAAACTATAACGTTTCCCGACCCTACGTTATTTAATGGGAAAAAAATAACTATTATAAACGTAGATAGGTATAACAATATACAAATAGCAAACACTTTGCCACTTTGGGTAGGTAGTGACTCCGTAATTTCAGAATTAAAATTTTATTCAATGTTTATTTTTGTAAGCATAAACGGAGTATGGCGCGGAGGTTATTTAATGGACTAAAATTAATTTTATGGCTAGAACAGTAGACGAAATACAACAGCAAATAATAGCAAGCGTAACAGCTACGCCCGAGTTAAACTCGTTAACACAAAATAACTCTAGACGTTCAATTTGGCGCCTATGGACGTTTATAACAGCCTCAGCGATAGCAATATTAGAGCAATTAATAGACGTATTTAAAACTAACACCGAGGCGACAATATCCGCAGCGGCTCCCGAAACTCCGAATTGGTTACAAGTGCAAATGTTTAAATTTCAGTACTCAGACACTACGCCCCAAGTAATACAACTAATTGACCTAGTGCCTCAATACCCTACTATAGATACTAACTTAAATATAGTTACTAGATGTTCGGTAAAAACACAAATAAACAACCAAGTAGTAATAAAACTAGCTAAAGAAGACCCGCCTACTCCCTTAATTAACGACGAATTATCAGCGGCTCAAAGTTATGTAAACATAATAGGCGTAGCGGGGGTTAATTATATTTGTGTTAGTCAAGATTCGGACAAACTTTTTGTACAAGCCGACGTATACTATAACGGAGCTTACTCTAGTGTTATTTTAGATAATGTAGTTAACGCTATTACTAACTTTTTGAGTACGTTACCTTTTGACGGTAGTTTGAAAATTAACGATTTAGATATAGTTATAAGAAACGTAATAGGAGTTAACGACGTAGTTTTAACCAATGTTAAAGCAAGAGAAAACGGGGTAACTTTAGCAAATGCGACCTATTTAGTAAACAATAACCAATACGTAGGTAGAATATGGAACACCGTAGCGGGTTATATTGTACCCGAAACTACGAGCGGTAGTACTTTATCTGACACCTTAAACTTTATAGCTGAGTAATGAGTTTTTTTAAAATAAACTTTCAAAAAAAGGCGATAGAATTAACGCCGCCCGATAAACGAAGTAATAGTTTTATTGGTTGGGTAAGTGCGTTATTTAGTCAATTACAATATAATAGCAATAGTTTATTTACTGATTACAAAGAGGGCGCGGGATATGTAGCCCCTTATAATGTATTAGTAGTTTATTCTCAATATAATCGCGTAAGATACGGGCAAAGTATTTACGAGTCTTTAATAGACGGCAATACCTACAACCCTACCGATTCTAACTATTGGCGCGTATATCAAGAGTATTTCGTAGGAGTTGATGAGCGTATATTATACAATAGCAAAGTATTAGTACTAGAGTACGCGTTAAATACTAGATTTGGGAGTACTTTTAACCAACCGCCAATACAAAGCGATATTTTTTTAACTGTAAATACAATACCTAGTAGACCTTTCCAAGTAGGTAGCGACGAGTTTAATAGTAGCGTAACTTATTCTGATAAAAGTTTAGAGTTTGTAGTAAACGAATACTTTGCGCCCGTAGCTACAGCTAACCTAAATATAAACGTACCTATAGCGTTATTTAACTCATTGGCTAACGACGATAATACTAGGACTAATATAATACGTACTTTTGCGGATAAATACGTACCCGCGGGAATTTTATACACAATAATAACTTACTAATATGAGAAAATTAAAGATAACCAACATTACTAACTCGGCGGCTATGCCCGTAAAAAGTGGCTCACTAGAACACATACAACTAGCGGCGCAAGAGGCTATAGCGGCAAGCCTAAAGGAAATTATTAGTAGCGACTACGATAATACAAAAGGATATATACTTTACGGCTGTAAAAATACGGGTACGGGTACAAGTTATGTAATTTCGGCGGGCGCTGTGTTTTATAACGACGAGGTTTTTTTAACCCCCGCGGCTACGTTGACTACCTCGGGTAGTAACGTAGTAGTAGGCTTAATTAGTACTACCAATTACACGGGTAACGGCGTTAACGCTGACCCCGTAGCGTTTACTGACGGTAATACGTACAACGTACACGAAATAAGACAAATAACGTGGGTACTAGGGTTAAGCGGTAGCCAAGCCTTTAACTATAACGACGGGATAAGTCTAAACAAAAAAATAAAAGGCGCTATAGGCGAGATTAAAATATGGTATCCTACTAGCGGTACTATTTCCGATTACTTCAACACGGGTACGGGACTTTCTAATAATTGGATAACGGCGGGGTGGGCTATTGCTAACGGCTCTAACGGTACGGTAGATTTAAGAGGCTTAGTACCCGTAGGGTATAAATCGGGCGACTCTAATTTTGGGACGTTGTCAAGTACGGGAGGCGAAAAAACTCATACCCTAACAAGTGCGGAGCAAGGTACCTTTACCGTAGCTGTTTATGGCGATGACGGCGACGCCGATTTTGCTACTAGAATAAGTATACAAGATATAAGATTTAACGGGAATATAGTAGACAAAGTTCAAACGACTTGGGGCGCGGATAGTACCGTTTCGTTATCTAACGCGTCAACGGCTCATAATAACTTACAACCTTATAGAACGGTATTATATATTCAACGTGTTATTTAATGAAAAAACGAGTACACCCTAATAAAGTATGCGGATATTTAAAGCCAAAAAACGAGGCTTTATTTAAAGGGTTTATGTCGGTAAATGAAATAGGTATGAGCGAGGGAATAAATATTATTTTAAAAGATTTTTTTCAACGTATACCCGAAAGCGATAAATACAAGTACTTAAACAAAAAAAGGTATTTATAGTTTGTACCCCACAACGCCAAACGTAAATAATTAAACGATAATTTTATAAAGTGAATTGGATATATACCATAGATGTAGAGAGCGAGGAGCCGATAATGTTAATTAATAAACATATAGGCTACGACGAGCAAGAGGGGCAAGGTATAGACGGCTCTTTGTTTCAAGAGGAATTATTAAGGCTTGACCAACTAGGTAAAAAACGTATACAAGTTTGGATAAATAGCGGTGGCGGGGTTGTAATGGACGGGTACTGTATTTATAATGCTATTTTAAAGAGCAAGACTAAAGTAGACACCTATAACGTTGGTATCGCGGCCTCAATAGCTGCGGTTATCTTTCAAGCGGGACGTAAACGTATAATGGCGGACTATTCGTTATTAATGTATCATAACCCATACGGAGGCGAGAGCGTAGAGTTAAAGAAAATGAGAGAGAGTATCGCGGTAATGATTGCACAACGTACGGGCAAAAGTATTGAGGAAATACTTAAAATAATGGATAGGACGACGTGGATAACAGCAAGCGAGGCGTTATTAAATGGATTTACGGACGAGGTAGAATATAGCAACGAGGTAAACATTAAACACGGTAACGCTAGGGCGATGTGGGATAGCGGCAAAACAATAGTAAACAGTATTTTAAAACCAAAAAATAAAACGATGAACAAAGTAGCAAATAAACTCGGTTTAATCGCCGAGGCTAACGAAGAAACTATCTTAGCCGCCATTAACAAAATGGAGGACGACTCTAAGAAAATGGAGGACAAAATGGCTAAACTTGAGGACTCATTAAAAGCAAAAAAAATGGAGTGCGACGAGTTAGAGGCTAAAATGGACGAGTTAAAGCAAAAAGCGGAGGACGCTAAGAACGAGG